TGCTTTGGTAACGTCTCGTAAGAATGCGTCTTGCGACCAGACGTTTAGTGATTTCTTCAGTGATTTGACATCAACACCAAACGATGCTCGCATAGACTCAAAATTTTTTCCGGTGTATGTTGTGTGCCATACGATACCAATCTTGGCTGCACGAATCTCGGAAGATTGTTCAAAAGGAACTGCATACACGATTGTGTTAGGATGAAAGGTAACGTACTTTTTGCCGTCAATGTTCTTAGTCTTTACGTCACCACGACCAAACAAAAAGTCGCCTTGAATTACCCCTTTAATTCCCAAAGCAGGTAAATATTTCAAGGCGTCTTTAAGTTTGGCAGAAAGATCACCAGACGTGTCTGCGTCGATCTCTGCGGGTGTCTTATAGACCTTGGGATTTTTGTTGAAGATTCCCTTCTTAGCAACAAAGAACTGCCCGTCCCTTGGATCAGTCCCAGCGAAGATTGCTGGCGCTCCATCCCATTTGACTGATACACTCCCCTCTTTTTTACCAGACAACATATCACGCATATCACGAAGCGCAAAGATTGCTTGGCGAGTACCATTAACACCACCATACAACACCTTATCCTCAAGGTGTGTCATGTGAGTATTTTTTTGTTCAGCAATAAATTGTGTAAAACCTTTCATCTATATTTCCTAATCGATATACTATTTATAAGTTAGGAAAATTTTAGACGGCTCCAATCTCTTCTCTCTTGAGATGCTCTAGATCCAAATTCCGACTTATCAAATAGAGGCTTATCATCATCAACCTGTCCACTGTCGGCTAAGTTATTCTGCGCATTCTGTTCTACATCATACAACTTCATTTTTGCTTTGTCAATCCCCACAATAAATCTTTTATTTGTATCCGGACTATTATATCTATTCTTCAATTGTTTGACCATAATCTGATTAAGATCGGCTAATTCCTCTGTGGATATTAAAGCAAACATAAAGTCTGCGGTTGCAGGAAGTCCAAACGATTCACTCGTGTCGGTTAGATCGATATCGGAACTAGCATATCCGCTTCGGGTGGTCTGCGTAGCAGAAACGATAGGTAGATCGTACTCTACTGCTAGTCCTCTGAGTTCTTCTGCGATAGACTTGATCATCGTATACGAATTGACTGCAGCGCCACCTTTCAATCTTGATGATGCGCAAATATTCAAGTAATCAACATAAATGATGTCAGGCTTGAATTGTTTCTTCAGTTTGATATCATTCAACAAATGCTTAAAGTGAGATACACTAGCGGATGCTGTAGGATATTCTTTTACGATTAGTTTGCCTTTAGTTTTGCGTTTGATTCGTTCGATTTTGTCCATATAATCATCTTTAGACATGGAATGAAGATAGTCCAGCGGAAGATTCATCAGATTAGCGTCGATTCGTTCAGCGATTCTTTCCTCACTCATTTCCAACGTGATGTACAAAACATTCTTTCCAATAGAAAGATTTGCGGCAGCAAAGTGACACATTGCGAGCGACTTACCAACACCAGTTCCGGCTAAGATAATGTTGAGCGTTTTGTTTGGAAGACCACTCTTTGTGATTCGATTCATGTAATCTAAATCAAAAGGTATTCTCTGCTCTACTTTATGATAGAACTCATATCGCTCTTCAGCATCTACAATGAAGTCATGCCCCACATGATTATCGAAAGATACTGCTAGAGCATCAGACAATATGTTAGGGATTGATCCTTTGTCGAGTTGCTTAGATTGACCATCAAGAATCTGTATGCTTTCCATGATAGCATTGTATACTGCTTTTTCTTGACAAAATTCTTCAGTGTTCTCTACGAGCCAATCGGTGTCTTTACTAGACACGTCATCAAACGATATGTCATCAACACATTCTACAACTTTTCGATACTGATCTTCATTGAGGCTTCCTATAGAGTCCACCTCAATCTTTAGAGCATCAATAGTAGGTGATGTGTTGTACTTTAGAATGTATTCTGTGATTGTCTGAAATACAGTTCTCTCCGTCGAATCAGAGAAATACTCTGCTTTGACAAATGGTAAAGTCTTTCTAACATATTCATCATCATAAAGTAAATGTTTAAGAATTTTCTTCTCTAAGTTCATTATTATACTTTTCCTCAGCTTTTTCTACAGTAGTCTCTAGGATAGAGTTTAGCACATCACTGATAACAATTTCAAATTTTTCTCTGATATTTTCCTCAGAAAGTATAATATTTTTATTTTCGGTGTGAATTGTGTATTCAAACTTGACATTCAATGTATCCTGCTCTTCGTTGGGATCAAGAGAGACCACACCGTAAGAATATTCTGTTCCTAGAAAATCACCATCAATAAGTTTTACTGTTGCCAACTCACCTTCTTTTTCATACCCGTCTTTAGGATCAATAATTACGTAGTCTCTATTCTCCAACATCCTCAACCTCTACTTCTTCAATAGGATCTGCACCGTATAAGAACTCACTCTTACACGCATTATCAATCAAAGTCAATACTTCTTCTGTATAGTACTTCTCAGGCGTTTCATTGATAGATTTACCAAACACTTTAGATCCATCAGGTAACTCGTATCGTGTGGATACTTTCTTAAAGATACCATACTTCTCTGCGATGTCGAGCAAACCATAGTATCGGTCTAGCCCGTGTTGGTAGGTAATCTTCACTTCGACTTGAGCATTCTCTTTAGTCAGACGAGACTTTTGCATCTTTGCTCTGACGATATTACCAATGACCTCTTTACCGTCTTTCTCTTTCTTCTTGGAAAGCATAACGATAGTTGATGCAGTGTACTTCAAGCCAGAACCACCCGACATTTCTTTCATTGGAACATAAGACCCCACAACATCATAGACGTGGTTTGTTACCATAAGAGGAACACCAATCTTTGCAAGGCGTAAGTTAAGTACACGGAAGGTTGCTTTAAGAATAGACGCTTTAGTCATATCTTTTGTTTCTTTACCTTCCATCGTGTCTTCCATCTCTTTAGTGGATGACAACTGACCCAAAGAGTCAAGGATCATAATCATTGGTTCACGTTTACTTTCGGGTTGCTCAGAATAGTTCTCAATGATTTTTAGTGCAGTGTGACGAAACTTCTGAATAGTGTCGGGTTCGGAGATAACAACTCGTGACGTGTCAATACCACGATCTTCCATCATACCCTTTGTGACAGCCGCTTCAGTATCAAAATAGATAACACCACCTGTAGGATTTGCGTCAAGAAATTGTTTGACGATCCCTAAAACAAAAAAGGTTTTACCTGTTGCAGATTCACCTGCGAATGCGGTGACTTTATTGTTGGGAACACCACCGTAGATGCTACCAGACAACACAGCGTTGAGTGCGTAACTACCTGTATCAATGCACCCCGTATATTCAGCAGACGCATTACCGTCGGCAAGGATTTTGGTATCCTCGTCTTTAAGTGTTTCGACGAGATTATTAAAAAATTTAGACATAAAAAACTCCTGTTCAAGTTGCGAGCATTATAACATAAAAGATAAAAAAAAGCAAGGGCGAACCCTTGCTTTCTTCCGTTAGGCTGTTAAGCAGCCAGTCGTTCTAGAATGTCTTGACATAAGTGGTTAGGATATTCATCCTTATACTTCGTCAAAAATTCATCCAGATTCATCGATCCCATTCGACGATTTACTTCTTTAGTGATTACAACTAAATTATCATAAGAAGTGTCTCCTTGATTTGCATGGGAAATGATGTGTCCACCTTCAATGTCTTTCATAAAGACAGGCATACCTGTGATCGCACACTTTTTGCCTTGTTCTTCAAATCGCTTTAAGATCTGTTCTTCTCCAAAGCATCGTTCACGCTTCCCAATAATTCCAGGCAACTCACCGTTGACGGTTATAGCGTCTAGGAAAATTCCAATCTTAGCAAAGACTTGATCCCTCAAGTGCAATCCTAACATTGTTCTCCAAGTTACTAGTGCACGACTCTTCTGACGACCATCGTACAGCGTTTCCATATCAAGAAACATCGAGTACATTGCATCCACATAAGCATCAGCAAAGGCTTGGAAATCGACAATTTCTAGTTTCATTGCCTTTAGATAGAGCAGAAGCTCGAAGGCAAACAAAATCTTAGGTCCACTAGAAAGTGTTTTCTTAGCCATTTTTTCGTCAGAAGCTACAGTAAGAATCTTATACAATTGATCCAAAATTTCTTTTAGGGTTTTGTATGTCCTCTTACACTCAGCTAAATCTGATCTTCCTGGCGTAGACTTATACTGCTCATCTAACAGCACACGATCAATTTCTGTTGCCAAAAACCATTCGCTTGAGTTTTCGTTATACAGAATAGATGCTGCTGCAAGTTTTGCAACTACCTCTTCAGCTTGTCTGCGATCATTGCGCAACTCGATTTTCTCAAAGAAAGGATGAACAGACGATCCTAACTCTTCAAAAGGAGATGCGGCATTGACTACTGAGCGAACCATAGAAGTGTGATATCCTTTTTGACCGTTTCGCTTTTCTTGGTCTTTAAGATCATTCCCATCGTTTAACTCAACAAATTTTTCTGCTGCTTCCGTGTCCGTCATTGCGACGTTATAGATTGAGGTTGCTAGTGCAGAATTATAAAATACTTCTTTATCGACATCATTCAAGTGATCCCACTTTAATTGAATTTTTCGATAATTGTTAGAATTCTGTACAGGCACGTACAATCCATCTGAACCTTTAGGTAAGGTCAACCAGATCTTTCCTGTAACATAGAGGAAGATACTCGTAAGTCTTTGAAGACCATCAAGAACTTCATATCTATCGTTACCAAGATCTCTTAAGTGAATTGTGTTAACACCTTTACGGTTCCAAACTGAGATAATAATTTTTCGACTCCAGGCTACCGGTGCAACAAAATTTCTCTGATACTCAGGGCTCAGTTCAATTTTACCAGCAAAAAGTTTGTCGAGAAACCATTTTACAGTTTTTTCTGTATTTTCTACGGGTACTGCCGCTTGGGTGTAACTTGTCAATGTCACTGCTTTCATAGTATTACTCCATTGTTTAAGGTTTGTTAATTGTCTGGATAGAATCGTTTCAGAAACTATTACACAGACAATGAATTGCTCATCAATTCAAGACACATATTACATCAATGTGTGGTGATTGTCAAGATAAAATAATGAAAAAGTGGTGGAAAATAATGGAGAAACTATGGAGATTTCAAATTATCTAAGGAAAATGGTCCTTTAGGCTTCTTACCTTGCTCTTCCATAACCTTTAATAGCTCTTCCTCTTTCATAGGAATAGGATCAATAACTTCAGCATTGAATGTTGGAGTTTTGACCGTTTTGCGCTTCTTGGGAGGCTCTACGGCTGGTTTGGGTGGCGGATCGTCCTCTTCCTTAGTAGGAAC